GTCTTTAAATTATTTTAATCGTATTAAATAATATTTAGTTGTTAAATAATTATCAAATGAATTTAAAAGAAAAAATGGCTTTAAAATTTAATATCCACCCAATTTAATTGAGGATATGCCCATTATACATTATATATTAATTTATTAATTTATTATTATATTGGTTTATAATCTTATAATCTTATTTTATCTAAAAATTAAAAACTAAATTAAAATAAAAATTAAAATCCAAATAAAAATCAAAATAAAAATTAAATATATTTATGATTGTATTAACAAATCAACTAATTGAGTAATAAAATAAGGGTTAGGTGATGCAATTGAACGATATTTTTTAATATAATTTAATATTTGTGTTATAAAATTATTTGCAAATTGTTGTTTTGATTGTACGATTGATTCTTCTAGTAATTGTTCCTTTGATTGTTCCTTTGATTTATCTGATACTATATCAGCAGTAAGTATATGTATTTCTTTTTGAAATAATTTATATTTCTTAATTAATTCATCTACTTCACTAATCATTGTTTCTTTTTTATAATTTATAAAATTAAGATATTTATTTGATAATTCAGGTTTAATATACTCAAGTGTAGTAATATTATCATTAGCAGTATCATTAGCAGTATTTGTTCTGGAAGAATTATATTTTATATTTAATTTATTTCTAGATTTCCCAAATTGTTTATATTCTACTTCATTACTAACATCGTTATCTGAAAATAAGTTAACAACAGACTGATTAAAATTACCACAAATAATATTAATTAGAAATCCTAGAAATAATGTTACACTACGAGAACGACCAACCATACAATGAATTAATACTTTACCACCTTCTTTTAACATATTTTCGATAAATAAATTACATTTTTCAAAATGCTGAGATAAATCTTGCGACTGGTCGTCATATGCTTGAATATGTAAATATTTGAATTTATCAGGAAAAGGTGGATTGAAAGTAGGTATTACAGAAATAATATGAGTTATACCAACATTTTGCAATAATTCTAAATTAGTTGATGTACTATAATTTCCTATATAAATATTTGGATACACTAGATTAAAATCATCATTATTTGCAAAATTAAAATAATTATTTTCAATTACAGTACGTCCATAAGAATATACATCATCAAGGATATGTATTATATCATAAACTATTCCCCCACGGTCATTACTTCCAACATCCGATACAATAACTCCTTTTTGCTCTTTACAAACGGCTTCAACTGATGTATGATTATCTTTTCCACCACTATAATTATTTGTATCAGATTGAAATTCACGATATTGTATTTTAGATGAAGAATCAGAATTAGATTTTGCATTTGCATTTGCATTTGCAACAAAATCAATAGGTGTTTTAGGAATAAGTGTTTCTTCCAAATCTTGAACGCTATTATTTAATACTGCAGTCTCTGTTAAGATATTTTCCTCTGGCGGTTCTCTTTCTAGAATACTTGAAAAACTACTCATTTTACTACTAATAAATAATAACTATAATTATATATAATCTATATCTATATCTATATCTATAATCTATATCTATAATCTATAATCTATTATTTATATATTGTTTTTTTTTGTTTATATATTTGAAACGATTATATAGAAAAAATTGATTTTTAATTAACTATTTACTTTTATAAAATTCAGATAATAATTTTCTAAAAAAAATGGATAAAGAGTGTCTAGAGATGTCTAATATTTTATATGATATTAAAGAAAAAATTTCAGATAATGAATATATGAGTGTTATGAATAAACTTAGTAATATTAGGAAAAAGTATAAGGAAGATGTAGCAGAAAAACAAATTTGCAAGTGTATTGTGGAAGAAATTAATTTTTGCACTTCTAGTATGGAAAGTTTTATGACTTGTAAAAATATGCGTCATACTCTTAATAAATTCCCTATTTTACGAAATCAATTAATACTATATTCATTACCAAATTATAATTTAGAAATCTATGAATATAACCATAATCAATTATTCAAAAGCGATTTGCAATTAGAACCAATTAATCTAGATATAATGTTTGATAGAGATGTAAGAAAAGAATATATTAAGTATAGTAAATTATTATTATATATAACCGACAATATACCTGGAAAAATGCAAAAAATATTTATGAGTATTGCAATTTATGATTATACATTCAGACATTTTGGATTTTTACTGAAAGAATTTAAATATATGGAAACACTTTATAATAAATTAGATGAATTTCTTGAAGAAACTGATAATGATTCTAGTAAACCAATAATAGAATTAATAAAAGGATTATATAATTTAGAGGATAATCCATATAAAATATTTAAAAATACAATGAAACCTTATTATCAAAAAGGATTATTAAATAAAGAAATTATTGAACACCAAAATAAAAAACATTTTATACCTATAGAATTTATTGAAAATGAAATTGACAATGAGATTGATAATGAGATTGATAATGAGATTGATAATATTAATGAACGTTTTCCACCTGCAATACAACAATTAATTTTTAATGCACTGATGGAAGACCCGCAACCTGCCATACAAGTATTTGAAATTAGAAGACCATTACAACAGGAACAAAGACATTCTAGAAGACAATCTAGAAGACAATCTAGAAGACAATTACAAGAGGAACAAAGACAACAAGCAGAAGAAGACGTTATCCAAGAATCACGATATCCATTACGTAATCGTATCCAAAGCAAAATGAATAATAATTTAATTTATACCAAAAAATAAATTTAAAAAGATAAAAAGATAAAAACGATAAACAAAATAAATTTTAAAAATAATGAATATAAAAAATTAAATTTATATAGACAATAGACAATAGACAATAGACAATAGATAAAAATAAACAAACAATAGACAAACAATAAACAGGTAATGTATAATTCAATTAGAAATAAATTTATAAAATCAATATCACCAGCACCAGATACTTTTGAAAAAGTGATAGTTGGATCAGGACTAATTGGTTTTGTTAGCGGTTCTACATATGGTGCACTTGATTCTAGAAAATATAGTAATCCATTATTAGTTAATACGGTAATGTCTTCCTCTGTAGGAGGGTGTTTAGGTGCGTTTATGGGTTTAATTGGTGGTCTGACGTCGCCAGTATTATTTCCTACATTAATTATTAGTAGTGTAATTAGCGTTGGCACACATGGATATAGTTTTTTAGAAAAAAAAATTAATAAAAAAAATGAATAAAAATATTTTCTAAAAACTTAAAATATGTAGTCTAGATATAAAATAGAATCTGCAGGTATATTACTGGCTAGATATTCATTATAAAGATGTTCCATTACATTATTTTCATTTTTATTATTTTTAATATAATTCCATAATTCACCCCAAGTTTTGAATGCATCAACATCTATATAATTATTCCAAGAATTATTAAGCATTTTACATTGAGTAAATAAATATTGTTCATTATTTGCAATTCCATCATAGATTAAATGCATTTCACATCCTAATAAGTACGGTTGGAATTCAATATTACATCCGCAATTACAAATATATGTTTTTTCATCTAAATTTTCTAATATTTGATTTACCATTGTGTAAGTTTAAATGTAAGTTAGTTTTTATTTTTAATCTAATTGTCATTGTAAAATCAATTTTTTGATATCAATTTTTATTTTTTGAAATCAATTTATAATTAGATAAATAGAATAATTAGAAAAAATTCTAAATGCAAATTCTAAATGCAAATTCTAAATGCAAATTCTAAATGCGATAAAATTCTAATTATAATATAGTATAAAATGAATAGAAATAATAGCCTCACACCAGAAACAAAACAATTATTAAATAGAATAATAATTAATATGGCACGTAAAAAACATAATTCTAAAGGAAATATAAATTCTATTCAATCAATTAGCCACTCTAGAAATACAATTTCAAAACAGAAAAAGCATAATACAACATTAACAAACAAAATAAATAATATTAATAATATTAATAATATTAATAATAATAATAATAAAATTTTAAATACTACAAAACAGTCAAATAAACAAAACTCAAACACTTATATTGCAAAATTAATACAACTATATTACAATAATGATAATGTTGTAAATGATTATCTGGCAACAGCACATAAAATAACTCATATTTTTCCGCCTCAGCAAAGAATAATTGTAATTGGTGATATTCACGGGGATTTTGAAGTTGCGTTAAAATGTTTAATTTTGGCAAAATGCATTGAATATATTAAACCACCACCACATAAAACAGTAAGTTCAATGGATGCTTTCTTCAAAACAATAAAATGGATTGGAGGGGATACATATATTGTTCAGTTGGGTGATCAGATTGATCGGGTAAGACCTCAAAAATGGGATGCAAATGATATTTCAAGGGATACTGCATATGAAGATGAAGGGAGCACATTAGAGATATTCTATTTATTTTACCATTTGGATAAATTAGCAAGACATAACGGCGGAAGAGTATTTTCTATAATAGGTAATCATGAAATTATGAATGTAGATGGCGATTTTCGATATGTTAGTAGGGAAGAATTTTATAGTTTTAAAGAACATTTAAAAAATGTTTATCATCGCAACTCTAAATTTCCATATCACTCTAGAACATTAAAAAAAAACAAACACAAATCTAAATACAAATACAATTCTAATTCCAATTCCAATTCTAATTCATATTCTAAATTACCTATTGGATATAAAGAAAGGCTATATGCATTTTCCCCTACCGGTTTGTGTGCTAATCTAATTGCAAAAAATTATTATACAATGTTACAAATAGGTAATTGGTTATTTTGCCATGGTAGCCCTACTTTACATATCTCTAGAAACTATTCTATTGATTTAGTTAATAATATTGTTGCATTATATTTGCTAGGTGTAGAATCTACGGATAACCAATTAGAAAAACATTTTGATGAAATTATGGAACCCCATACAAATGATACTAATAATTCAACTGAACAACAAAGTATATTATGGGCAAGAACATTTGGCGAAAAGATAGATACACAAACACAAGAAAAACAATTATCCCATATGCTAGATAATATTTTAACTGAACATAATACTAAAAATAATAATAAAACAGATATTATGAAAGCAACTCATATTGCTATAGGACATACACCTCAATTTGAAAATGGAATAAATTCAATTTGTAATGGCAAAGTTTGGCGTTGTGATATAGGTATGTCTAGAGCATTTACACCAAACTATTCTAATGCAGAAAAAAGTAAAATTCAAGTTCTAGAAATATTGAATGGTGTCCCAACAGTATTAGACTAAATACAAAATACACAAGATACATAAAATAGAAACAATAGATATGCATTACGTGTTTTTTTCTAGAATATTACTAATTAGTGATTTAATTGTAATATCTATTTGTAAATATTCTTTATCGGATTGAATATTATCTTCTAGTTTTAAAATATTATACTTTTCATCATTAATAGTAAATATTTTGTCATTTTCTACAATTTTAATATTATATTTACTCATTTTTTTCTTGTTTATTTCTTCATTAACATAATCCATCATTATATTACAATGTTCTGGATTATTGCTATTATAATCAGTTAAATCATGTAATGGTAAAATATAAACAGTTAAATTTATTATTTTAAAATATGGATAAACTACTTTAACATCTATTATTTCTAAAATATTTTTACCAGTTTTACTTAATTTTAAAAATTGTTTATTTGATTTTGATGTTGCTAATTCTAAATTACCTTTCCATTTATAACCAAATAAACAATAATCCGCTACCATACCCTTATAATCATTTAATTTTATCATTATAATATTTTTTATCAGCGTACCTAGAAATAAATTAAAATAAATAAATTAAAATATAAGTTATTTATTCTAATAAAAATATATCTTTAAATTAATATATAAAAGTTATCCAATCTATAACAAAACATCTAAAAAAATATATAATCTAATATATAATCTAATATCTGATATGACAAAACTAAATATTACTCCTATTAATCCTAATGATAATACCTCTCCTTTAGGATATTGTCCCTATATGGAAATAAAGTCTCCTCATGGTGGTAGTTATAAAACTCTTACTGATGGTTTAATTGCACCTGAAAAACGCGGTCCTAATGAAAATACGGCTATCCCCGATCCTCTTCCTAATGGTGGTCTATTTAATGCACCTCAATCAACTGGTGCATGGGCTAATATTCCAGTAATTCCATCTGACCTAAATTTAATTCATTATAATTTACGTTCTGCAAATCCACCCCCAGGTGCAACAGAACAGTATGTAAGCACTGACCGACTTGGTAATAATTATGCACCAATGGTTGGCGTTTATTGGTATAATCCAGAAGAAACTCGGGGAATGTATAATATGCAAGTTACTAAGAAAAGTGATGCCATGCAGTATTAAAATATGAATTTCTTCTATAATTTTTTTCAAGTAGTCTATCTAGTAGCGTTCAAATTTTATATTTTTTTACTATATATAAAATAATTATCTAATACAAAATTAAATATCTAATACAAAATTAAATATAACATACTTACTTATTAAAGGATAAGATTAACATAATCATCATAACTTTATAACATAATCATCATAACATAAACTTCATAATATAAACATAGCATAATCATAGCATAATCATCATTAAATAAAAAGTATAATATAGAAAATATATGATAGAAAGCCTAATATAAACTAATATAAACTAATAAAAAATGGATATTTTGAATGTTATAGAACACATGAATAATCAAGAAATTAAGGAGTTTATCAATGGTTATTCTACTACGGAAACAACAGATATATCCGTGGAAACAATAGCAACAACAAATGAAATTCCAGAAACTATAATTGAAAATGATAAAAACAATAATACTGATATTGATGAAAAAAAATGTAATAGTATGCAAGATGATTCCCGAGGAGATGATGAAGAATATGATGAAGAATATGATGAGGAATATGATGAGGACGAAGATAGTCAAATATATTATGAAGATGATTATAAACAGGTTTGCCTTTTTTATGATGAAGATTTTGAAATTCATGATGAAGAAATAATGGATTTCTATCATAATGATAAAAATTTTGGTAATTGGTATTCTGCTAAAAGAATAATTTCACATTCTTATGAAAATAATCAAACAACAGAATTTTTCTGGGATTATCTAGATAAACAATTCAGTGAAAATGCTGATGATTTTAATAATATTTTAAAAGTATATTATAAAAATGACTTAGATATTGATATTATTTACGAATTTGAATCATATGTTGCTAAATATTTTGTAGATAATCTTAAAATACAAGAATATAAACCTAAAGGATATATTTTTAGTGGTGATGAAAATCAAAATAAATGGAATTTTAAAATTATTGTTATTACTACAAAAGGTATATATTCAGCAAATCGATATATTACTAATTCAATTATTGGTTGCTATTAGTTTATAATTCAATTTATTAATCAATTCATTAATCAATTCATTACACTATTTCTATTATAGTCTACATTCTATTACCTTTTTTTTTATATTTTTTCTATCCTTTATTTAAAAAAAAATAAACAATAAATAATATACAAGAAACAATAAACAATACACTTATTTTATTTAATCTAGCTTATTAGAGAAGACTTAATGTCTGCAAAAATTTGAGCATTTTCATCATAAATATCATGAATATGCGTATTATCCATAAGAAGAGAGTGCAAACTATCTGAGTCTTGAATAAAATTGTTGTAGTACTTCTTTACCACAATGAATTCATGACAATTTCGCACTCTATCCACATCATTCTTATCAAAGTTAATAGGGAAACTTATCTTGATAGGTGATAAAGGTGTTGGGAATGTTGCAGGCAATGGATTAATAAATGAAGACGTTGTATTTAGAATTGATAATGTCGCTGGCAGGCTGTCAAGATTATAATCTCTCTTATGAATAAGAACATTCGAAAGAATTCTCACCATAGCCTTGTCAAAAATGTCCTTACCATAAATCTCATGCAACTTTGCAATATTGTCTGTGTTATTGAATTCTGAATTAGCACTCAAAAACTCCACAATTGAATACATTCTGTTTTCAAGTGCATTAGCCTGAACATTTGGCTCAAGATTCTTGTAATAATGAGCAAGGTAATCCAACTTTCCTCTCTTTATGCACTTTATTGACAAATCAAAGCCATCCATAAAACTATAATGCTTAATAATTGCCGTTACTTAAAACTTGATATTTCTTGATAATGCTCTTTGCAGATAAAATCATACGAAATATTAGTTTCCTGAGTTTTTGTAGATGGTGCCAAAAACGGAGTCAAAGGCTTTTTAGCCCTTAAGAATCCACCATTGTAAATGTTAATTGAAGCATTAAC